GAATCGCCCACGCTCGGACGGTTCTGCCCGTCGCCCGGCAGCGCGTGCAGCACCCGCCAGTGGCCGTCAATGCTTTCATTTCGCGCCTCGCAATACGCGTCGCCCGCAAACGCCACATAGCATCCATCCGGAAACAAGGCCAGCAACTCCCGCCGCACGTCCTCGTCTTCCACCGAATAAAACGCCCACGGCCGCAGCCAGGTCCGGTCAAACGTAATAAGATTCATCAGCGCGTCGCCCGGATGAATCGACGGTAGCCCCTGCTCCACGCTGATCCGCGAAACGCGCGCGTACACATCCTCCGCGCCCTGCGAAGGCGTCGTCTCAATCTTGTTCGCCGCGTGCGGATACGCCGCCTTCAACTTCGCGCGATGCACTTCCGTCTGCCACTGCAAGTACGGAAACTCATGCATCTCATTCGCCCACACCGGCGTGTTCAATTCCAAGCCGCCCGCTATCGAAATCACTTCCTGCCCATTCGCCACCCGCCGCGTCTCTACCACCCGCGGCACCGTAACCCTCTCCGCCCTCTTCAGATCCTTCTCCCCCAACTCCGCCCCGCATCCAGCGCACAAGCCGGTAGCGACGGCTTCCAGCCGGCCAGCATTCTTAAAGTTTGTCATCCTGAGGGGCGCGCCGTTTGCGCCTCGAAGGACCTCATCGTCAAACTCATCTCCGCTGATGCGCCCATCTCCATAACTGTCATCCCGACCGGAGCGGCCGGCATTTTCTTGCGCACCGTAGTTTGGTGCGCCGGCAGCGGAGTGGAGGGACCCAGGCAAGGTCTCGCCGTCATCTCCCGCAACCTGATCTCCGCTATCCGTTCGCTGATAACCATCAACCGCCGTCTCCTTGCCGCACCCCGAACAAACCCAAACGTCCGGACCCAACGCAATCTCCACCCCCGCCACAATCTCCTGCTCGCGAAACCCAAACCGCTGCCCATCCGCCACGTACCGCACATACGCGCCCAGCTTCCCATCGGTCCACAAAAAATATCCAATCGACGTCAGCAAATGTTCCACATGATTGTTCCGCTCCACCAATTCCGCCACATCACTCGCCGCCTTCGCCGCCGCAATATCCACCAGCGATTGCGGCGACTGCGGAAAAAACCGCACGCTTGGCACATCCTGCGAAAGCACGGCCACAAACGAAAGCCCAAACCCCTGGTAAAAATTCGTCACAAACTGGTAGCGCGGCAGCTCCTCCAGCGTCCGATCGTCGTTAAACTTCTGCTCGAACGGCAAATGCCAGTTCATGTCATTCGGATTCCACCACGCATACTGCAACCCCTGCCAAAAAAGCCGCGCCTGCCGTATCCGCCGAATCTCATGCCGGCGCGCCGTCACGCCCTCCTGCCGGTACTGCCGCACCAGCTCCCGCAGCGCATTCACCACCTCCGGCCGCTCCTCCTCCAACAACTCAAAATTCGCTCCCAGACTCGTAACGTCCACCTTCAGGTGGACAATCCCCGGCTCGTCCATCGCCGCCCCCATCTCCCTGGTCGGCAAATTCCCATCCGCCGGCGCCGTCATGCCTGCCATTTCTCGAGTCTCAATCATCATGTATTTACCTGTGTGTTGTTATCAGTATGGTATTTATGCTAGAGTTCGCTCGCTCGATCGTGTTTCGGGGAGTGCTCCCAGTGGGGGTACTGGACGCGGCCGAGAACCGTGGAAGGCTGCTCGCAGCCCTAGGAGTTCAAGTCTCCCACTCCCCGCACGTACCTTCCGCGGATTATCGATTGACACTGATTCTCCTTGCGTTAAACTGAACTTGGTTCTCGGCGCGTCCAGTACGCGTTAGGGCGGCCCGCCTGGGCCGCCCTTCTTTTTTCGACTAGGTACTTCCTTTCGCCGCTTCACTCTCTTTCTTCCTCTGTATCTGCTGCCACGATCTCCGCCGCATCCTCGGCAATTCCACCGGCTTCACCGCCTCCACAAACTCCACCGGCGGAAATCCCGCCGTCCCCAGCAACGAATTCATCAGCGCCCGATTCTCCATCCGCAGCCGCGCCACTTCCCCCTCCAACATCCCCACATACCGCGTCCTAAACGCTCTCTTCAAAATTTCAAACATGATTCGCCTGGCCTCGATTCTTGGCCTTAGTCGTTACATCCTTGCTTTTTTACTTCGTTACCTCTTTCTCTTTCCAAACTTCTGCGGTCCCAACTGCCTCTTCGCCTCCGCCTGCAACCTCTGCTGGTGGATCGCTCGCGAAGTCGGATCCTCCGCCGTAATCTGCCTCTGGATCTGCACGTCCACCGGAATCCCCGGCACAAACCGCGCCGTTCCATTCCCAAATTCGGGCGGAGCCTGCCCCGCCCCGGGTCCGCCTACAGCGGATGCCCCAACGCCGGCATATCTCACGCCGGGAACCAGTCCATAACGCGCCGCATCCGCCGCGTCATCGCCCTCCATTTTTCTCACATCCTCCACGCGCCGATCGTCGCGCACCAGCAGCGGCAAACACTCAATCAGCCGCGGGCAGTTCTCCGCAATCATCCACGCATCCCGCTCCAACAACTGGTACATCAACTGCCATCCGCCAATCCGGTCGTCATCCGCCGGCACCGGCCGCGGCAAACCATTCTGCTCCAGCACATCGCCCAACTGCTCCGCAATCGAAGCCTCGCTCGTCCGCTTCGCAAACGCATCCGGTGACAAATAAATCTCCCGGATCCTCTCCCACTGCGTCTTCTCGACAATTGCCTGTCCCAACATCCGCGGCGACAATTCGCTCTGCACAAACTCCCTGTAGGTGACAATGCGACGAGCATTGTCATCCTGAGGCCCGGCGCCTTTTGCCGGGCCGAAGGACCTCAACGCATCAGCACTCAAACTGCCATCCCGACCGGACTCTCTCTGACTGATTACTGATAACTGATTACTGATTACCGCGCTCGGCGAAGCCGAGTGCCAATACACCGCGCTAGGATGCTTAAATCCCCAGTCAATCGAAATAAACCGCGGCGCCCACTCCTCCAGCCGCAAAGCCTCCCCCCGTGCTGTGTGTCTTCCAATCTCAAACAAATCAAAATACTGCCCCTCCAGAACGCTCCAATCCCCTTCCAGGAACGCCCTCCTCAATCGATCCGGCAGTGCCGCCAGTGTCTTCTTGTAATTCACGTCATTCGCATAAATCGGATTGTCCTCAATCCGCGCCCGCACAAACTCATACTCGCTCGCATCGTAAAGTTCCGGCCGCTCAAATCCCGCCGGCGCCACCTTGTCCACCCAAAGCGCCTTCACCCACGCATGTCCGATGTTCCCCGGGTTGGTAGCCCCCGCCATGCACGGAACAACCTTTTTGCCGCGATCCTTGCCTGATGTGTATTCGAGAACCGGGCACCGGTTCCTTGATGTCAGAAACTGCCACTGTTTCAGCGTGAAGTGCGTCAGCTCATCGATTCCGATAAACAAAAACTCCGCGCCCTGATACTGGTACACATCATTCTCATTCCTGCAGTACCCAAATCGCGTCGTCGATCCGTTGTTCCACGTCACTACATGCTTCGCTTCGTTGTAACTCCTGTATGAATCCCGCGGAACGTCCCGGCGGAAATACGTCAGCAGGGATGATTCCAATTCCGGGAAAGTTCTCCGCAACAGCAGCGTGTCGCTTCCCGCCACTTCCAGCGCCTGCCCGATCGCCTCTGCGAGCAGCGCCTTACTCTTTCCCGGTCCGGCCGCCCCGCCAAACAACCGGTACTTCGCACGCGACTCGTGAAACAGTTTTTGCTGAGCGAATGGCCTATACCAGTCCCTAATCGCGAGGGTATCCCCCATCCGCTTCTTTCCCTGGCTCTGACTCTGCGCTCTCTGTGTCTCTGCGTTGGGTTCCTCCTACTGCCCCCGCAGTTTTTTCCCCACAAAATACGCTGCCAGCCCCCCTACTAGTGCCACCGCCGCCGGCCAGTGCCGCAGGCTCAGCACCACGCCGCCGACCATTGACGCCACTCCCGCGATCTGCGAGATTTCTCCAATAAACACCATTTTTGCGCTCGCCATCGTTCCTCCTTAATCTCGTTGTGGCCTCGGCAAACTCCATCCGATACCCGCGCTGCATTCCTCTTCTTTGCCACCAGCGTGTTTTCCAAATGCCATTTCCACCCACATCTCAAACGCCCGCAGTTGTACCTTCTCGTCTTCAGACTTCAGCAATCCCTGCATCACTCCGACTAACTGCACTCCCTCGTCTACGGCCTTCGTAAACGCCCACGCTGTTCCAGGCATCTCCTTCAGCGGCAGTAGCTCGCTGACAGGACACGCCAAGGGTGGCGCCCACTGCTCTTTTCCTGGAATAGGAGCGCGCTTCGCTTCATTGCCCCCGCCGTTTGCCGAACCACCGGACGTCTCGCGGGCCGCGGGGGGTGCGGCGGAGGTACGCGCACTCCCGCCAGCGGTCGTTCCGCTTCCGTCGTCAGGCCCAGCACCCGGCTCCAGCGATCGCGATTTCGCCTGGCCACCACGCTTGCGCGCTCCCTTTGCACGTGAGTATCCGCCCCTCACGTGCACCTCCCCGGACAGCGGACCACTCAATGTCCGGAAAGTACGAATCCCGCATCGAAGCACCACCCCCATCCCTCTTCTCCCAGTCCGAACCTCTGCTAACTCTGTG